AACTAATAATAGAAAAAGATTGTGATATATTACTTATGAGGTCGATTGGCGGAACATATCCACACATAGCAAAACACTCCTCCACGCTGACCGACCTCCCTTAATTGCGTAAAATAGTGCCATTCGCCACAAAGACAAAGCAAGGTTAAGCGAAACGCACTAAATTGATAAATTATACCAAAAAAATAACTTCGCTTGAAATTAGGGCGTTTATGAAAGAAACACAATGAAAACATTTACTTACCTTGAATTATTAGATGAAATCGAGAGAGTGAATATCGCTATTGCTACATCGAAAAGCAATCACTTGAAAAACGATTATAAAAAATACTTGCGAAAACTATACAAAGAAATGCACAACTACGAAAGATTTAGAGGTTGGAAAACGCAATGAATGTATTTGAAGCAATATTGAGGGAGATGATTAGATGAATAGAATAGTATTTTTTAGCGGGGGCAAATCATCATTTGCGGTTGCCCATATTCTTATAACCAAATATCCAAATGATAATATTATTTTGTATTTTACTGATACTTGTTTTGAAGATGCCGACTTATACCGCTTTATTATTGAAGTTAGTAATAAATTAAAATTGCCATTGCTTATTCATTCGCTTGGTTTAACACCGCTTGATTTAATGAAAAAAGAAAACTTTGTTTATAATTCCCGAATTGCCAACTGTTCAAAAATCTTAAAATCGAAAGTAGCAAAGAAGTTTTTAGATAAAGGCATCAAGCCAAAAATCGAAAAGTGGCATAATAAGCAATATCTAAAAGACGATGCCTTTACCAATAGTCCAATTCTTTACTTCGGAATTGACTTTACCGAATCGCACCGCAGAATGGCAATACAAAATAATTGGCAACCTTATAAAGTCGAGTTCCCTCTAATTGACGAACTGATTGATTATGATCTACTATTCAATTTATATGATATTAAAAAGCCATCGCTTTATCAAAAAGGATTTACGCACAATAATTGTGGCGGGCGTTGCGTTAAAGGTGGTCAAGGTCATTGGCTTAACTTACTCATTCAAGATTATGGGCGATTCGAACAAATGCGTGATTTTGAGATTTATCTATCGGACAAAATCAATAAGAAAAACAACACTAATGTAAAACACTCATTTATGAAGCGAAAAAGCGAGCCATATATGCTTTATCAGTTCGAGAAAGATTATAAAAATAAGCCCCAGCAAATTGATTTATTTGATATTGGCGGTTGCGGTTGTTTTATAGATTAAGGGGGATGATTAGATGAAACGCTTTGTATCGTGGCTATGGAAATACTTAAAGCCATTTACTAATTGGCGATTCTTAATATCGTTTGGTCTTGCTTGGATAATAACTAATGGTATGTGGTATGTGTTTGCATTTATACCGATGAGATTGCCCGATTGGTTAGTGTGGTTTAGTCGCAGTTATATTGCCTTTCTATACATACCGACAACGCCCGAAAAGTTAATCACGATCCCGATGGCTATCTTCTTCCAAACACAACTATTCAAGGGCGATGAAAAGACCAAAGCACAATTAAACGATATGTATGCCCAAGCCAAAAGCGATTGGCAAAAAGTAAAACGAAAGTTTCGAGAGTTTATTAGAAAAATCAAAATTAAAATTGCTATCATCAAGCAAAGAAAAATGATGAAGAAAGAGGTAGAAAAATGAACTTGCGTGATAAGTTTCTTCGATGGCGGATTTGGCGAGTAATCAAAAAAAACTCGAAAAAAGCCAAGATTTATTCAGTGGGGCATATCACTGATGACAATGGCGAAAAAACCGAAATCAAAGCAATAAATATGACTAACTTAATACCACAAAAACTATATGCCAATAACCTATCGAACAGCGACCTAAAAGAAATACTCGATGATTTAATTATCAAGAAAGGAGGCAAAAAATGAAACTACTTAAAAGGTTAATGCTATTAGCATCAGTGCTATTTTTAGCAAGTTGCAGCAAACCACTCGGGCGATTAACCTATATTGAGTATTTAGCACCAACCGATGTGTTATTTATCGCATTTGAAGAAGAAACTCCTTTAAGTGATGGCGAAATACTCGAAATTGAAGAAATACATTATGTTGAATGGGACGATACATTCTTTCATTTCGCCGGCATCAATAGTGCTGAAATCAATGTTTGGTTAACGATGGACGATATAGTTTTTTGGGGCATTGATAGATAAAATCAATTAGCGTTCGGTGTCTTCGTAATGCTTATGAGAAACCGACAAAACCGACAAAAGCAGTAATGCGACGCTCGGCTAAAAGAAAGCGAGAACAAGTAAATGATTAACTTCGATGCCCTACACATAGCAAATAAAACCAAGTTATACATTATTAAAGAAGCACCAAACATTAAGTTATGGAAAGTTGTGCCATACGATGAATCGCCATACTACGCCATCATCAAAATCATCAATGCAGATAATAGTATAACCATCATCAAAGACAAATTAAGAATGGCAATTAGAACATTCAATAAAATGAAAAGGAGCAAAGTATGAAATACATTAGAACAAAATATGGTTTGGGCGAGTGGTTGACTATTGATAAGTGTTGGCATTATAGTTCAAGTATCACAATTGACGACAACCCAAGAAAACAACTTAAACCAATCAAGCAAGCCGACATTATTGAGGAATTGTGCGATGAGTTGATATGGATTTGGAATAAAAAGGAATACCCATATAGCACAGCGAGACAATATGTTCGCTATTCATTTGGCGATTTGAAGAGAGAAATGAGAGACCAATTAAATTATGGTAAAAATATCAATCTCGATTATATAATCTTCGGTGCGATTTGGACTGATAAAGGTCTTATCTATGTAGCAAAAATGAATGGAAAAGGAGAGTTAGAACTGATATGAAAGTGAGGACAAATAAATGAAACTGAAAAAGAACAAAGTTGATATTCTTGGCACGCAATACACGATTATCAAAGATAGTGTTGCGAATGACCCAAAACTGATTAACGCAAATGCCTATACCGAATTGCACACCCACAAGATTGTTTACGAGGAATCGTATCCAACATTAGAAACACTCGAAAAACTTGACGAGCGAAACAAAAAGTATATCCGCCACGAGGTCATCCACGCGTTTTTTCAAGAAAGCGGATTACGCAAATATAACGATGATGAAGTCCTTGTTGAATGGCTCGCCCTACAATTTGGTAAGATTGAAAAAGTTTTTAATGAATTAGGAATTAAGGAGGACAAGTAAATGAAACTAACCGATAAATTGATATATGCTTTATGCGGTATTCTTGTCGCTATCCTTGTAATTTCGATTGCGTTATCACTTTGTATAGCATTTAGCATATGAATAAATTAGAAATATCATTATTCAATATTCGCTACATTGCTGAAAAGTTGGGCGATAATCCAAGCAAAGCCGATTTGATTCGATACCAAAAGGAACTCTATAAAGAGTGCCGAAAATTAGAAGTGATAATTAAAAAGGAGTAATTATGATACGCAAAGACATCTATGGCGATTGGTGGTTTAACGATGATGATGGTGAACACGAAGCCATTAACCTAACCGAATTGTTTGGCAAAGGCAAAGAGCCAAAAACCGACGACGAAGTTATTAAAATTATTAAAGAAAAGCAAAAGTTTTTCAAAGCATAGGAAAGGAAGTATCGCGATTAAAGCGATCACAACTATAAAGCCATATTTAACGCCCATGTTTGCCATCTTCCAACAAACATGACAAATAAACAATATCGCTTCCTCACGAGGCGTTAGATAATGAGAAAGGAACATTAATGTATAGCGAAGAAGAAAAGAAAAATGCAATTTTGGTAATCAATTATCAGATGCGCGGGAACGAGTTGATGTATAGTTTCGATTGTCGAGGCGTGATTGCATATTGTAGTGAAGAATATTATAATAAAGCAGTTGAATATTGGCGTAATAAAAAACAAAAAGAAAGTGAGAACACCAACAATGAAAAATAGTTTAATCGAGTTCAAATTATACGACAATGTCGATGAAATTGGCGACGACATCCTTACTGACGCAGTAAAGAAAACATACCAGGACGCCAAGATTGCGTTTTTGAGTTATGGCAATTTTAGGATGTATTTCCCACTTGAAGCCGAATACGCGAGAAAGCACACACCAGACGAAATCAAAAAGCATTTGATTGCACCATTCAAGGACAATTATACAAACGCGAAACAACTACACGATGTTAGCAAGAAGAAAGATTAACAATTATGCGCGAAATACAATTCAAAAAACACAAACTTAATTGGTTATAATAAAAGTGTCTAAAAAAGCATAGAAATTTATAACCGGATTAAAAAACAAGTTGTATAAGCAAAAGTGTATGTAATACAATAAAAATTATAGTAATAGGTTAAGAAGTAGTAAATTAACCGTATATGCTCTCGCGCAGGAAAAAAGGGGAAACAAATGAAACCAGAAATTATCTATTTGCCGTTATCTGAAATTAAACCATATGAGAATAATCCACGACACAATGAGTCGGCGGTTGATGCGGTCGCACAATCCATCAAAGAGTTCGGTTTCAAAAACCCGATCATCGTGGATAAACACAAAGTCATCATCGCAGGACACACAAGATACAAGGCGGCACAACAACTTGGCTTGGAAGAAGTGCCTTGCATTATTGCCAGCGATTTAACCGATCAACAAGCGAAAGCATATCGCCTGGTGGATAACAAAGTGGGCGAATTAGCAGAATGGGATTTTCTTAAGCTTGAAAAAGAAATCACAGGACTTCCTGAATACGATTTTGAGGGATTCGGTTTTGATCTGCAGGAAATAGAGGACAATCTCGACATCGAAAAAGAAATTATTGATGACGCATACGAAATACCTGGAACGATTGAAACAAAAGTGAAAAGGGGAGAAGTGTGGCAACTTGGTAAGCATCGCCTATTATGTGGAGATAGCACCAAAGAAGAAGATATAGAAAAATTAATGGACGGGGCAGAGGCAGACCTTCTCTATACTGATCCGCCATACAATGTTAATGTAGAAAACAGTCAAGGAATGAAAATAATAAACGATAATATGGATAAAGGGTTATTCGAAGAATTTCTCGACAAATCATTTAAAAACGCAAGTGGTGTGCTTAAACTTGGTGGATCATTCTACATTTGGCACTCCGATAGTGAATCAACCAACTTTCGAACACGCTGTGATGAAAATGGGCTAATCGTTAAGCAATGTTTAATATGGGTTAAAAATGGCATTAATTTTGGCCGGCAAGATTATAAGTGGAAACACGAGCCATGCTTGTATGGATGGAAAGAAGGCGCAGGACATTACTTTGTTGGCGAATATAATCACCCAACTGTAATAGAGGACAATCTCGATCTCAATGCGATGAAAAAAGAAGAACTTAAACAAATGATTAAAGATATGCTTAAAGACACCATACCAACTACCGTCATAAAGCAAGATAAACCACTCAAAAACGATTTACATCCAACAATGAAACCTGTTCCTATGTGTGGGCAAATGATAAAAAACAGCACGAGAAATAAAGAAATAGTGCTTGACCTATTTGGAGGTAGCGGAAGCACAATGATAGCTTGTGAACAACTGAATCGCCAATGTTATATGATGGAACTTGATGAAAAATATGCCAGTGTGATCATCGATCGATGGGAGAAATTCACAGGTCAGGAAGCAAAAAAAATATGTTAAACGATTTATTAAAAGCATTATTAGAAACTTTATATATGACATTTGTTCCGTTATGTATAGCGTATGTTATTGCGATACCGCTCAGTTTCGTCTGCGTTGAAACAGCGAAAGACGGATTATACCCAAACCGCATCATTCACAAGATGTGTGATGGTGTCATAGCAATTGGCAGAGCTGTTCCGTTCGTGATATTAATGATTGTGCTTTTACCGTTCACGCGATTACTTATTGGAACAGGCATCGGCACAACTGCTGTTATCGTTCCATTAACCATAGCAACGATACCATTCGCAACACGCATTATTGAAACCGCATTGACAAAAGTTGATAGGTGGATTATATTGGCGTCGAAAGTGGACGGAGCGAACAACCTGCAAATCATGGGGCGCATTAAGTTTATGTGTGTCCTACCCGAAATTATCAATGGTATTGGCATTGTAGCAATCGCCATACTCGGTTATACAACGATGGCCGGTGTTATTGGAGGTGGCGGGCTTGGCAATTATGCAATGGTTTATGGCTTCTATCGCTATAATTGGATCGCCACAATGTTAGCAACCACACTTATCGTCGTCGTAGTATTTATAATACAAAGCACATTTCAAGCGATATCACAAAAGATAGAAAGGGGATAAAACATGAAAACACAAAACTATCTAATCGCAATTCTATTCGCATTTTTACTCGGTAGCTGTTCGCAAGCTAATATTGATGATAAAACCATCGTTATTGGCGCGAGTTCGACGCCACACGCTCTCATTCTTGAAGAAACAAGGGAATTCATCGAAAGCCACAATTACGCGCTGGATATCGTTGTTATGGCAGATTATGTAACCCCAAATATCGCACTCGACAGTGGAGATATTGATGCAAATTACTTTCAGCACCAACCATATTTAACGGACTTTAACGCAAACAATGGGACGGATTTAGTTAGTGTTGTCAAAGTCCACTTCGAGCCATTGGGAATATATGGCGGGAAGAAAACCACGATCGACAATATTCAAACGAGCGACACCGTTATCGTGCCAAATGACACATCAAATAAAGCAAGGGCTTTGGATTTACTTACAATTCATGGTTTGACAAACTGCAACATTATTGAAATGGAAGCACAAGCAATTCCATCGGCATTGCAAGACGCTGAATATGCTGTCATAAATGGAAACTATGCCCTTTCGTCTGGCGTGGTCGATAAAGTTATTATAACCGAAAGTCCAACGAGCGACATCGCTCAAGCAATGGGCAACATCATCGCCGTCAAGCGTGGCAATGAACACAAACCAGCAATTGAATTATTAGTTGAAGCCATTACACAAGAAAACATCAGAGATTTTATTGAAAATACATTTGGTGCATCAGTAATTCCGCTATTTTAATCAAAAAAGTTGTTATAATGAATTTAAAGGATAACCATGTCAAATGTAAAAGGAAGCAAAAAAGGTGTCTATGGCATAAAAATCGACAAAGACCAATTCGAACGGTTATGTTCGATCATGTGTTCCGTTGATGAAATATGTGGGTTTTTTGGTGTTTCATACGACACATTGAAGCGGTTTTGTAAACAAAACTACAACCAAAACTTCGAGGCGGTGCAAAAAGACAAATCAGCGCTGGGCAAAATATCATTGCGGCGGATACAATTCAAACAAGCCGAAAGATATCCCGCAATGGCTATTTTTCTCGGTAAACAATATTTAGGACAAACTGATAATGCACATCTGGACAATTTAAGTGATGAATTGTCGAAAAGCGCCGAAACGATTGTTATTAAGATAAGGGATAAAGCATATGACGAATCAGGTGACTGAGAACATTTTAGAGTTCTCTCCCAAACAATTTGAATATATACGCAATGCCAACAAACGATGGAATGCAAAAGTGGGCGCAACACAATGCGGTAAAACATATATTGATGTATCTTGGACGATTCCTTACCGTATTTTGGAACGCAAAGGGAAGCCAGGTCTTAACTTCCTGCTTGGTGTAAGCAAAAGTACGATTCAAAGAAATATTATAGAACCACTTCAAGAAAAATGGGGTGACACGCTTATAAGTGACATTAATTCGCAAAACGAAGCCAAGATGTTTGGCGAGACTGTTTATTGTTTAGGAACTGAAAAAGCAAGTCAAGTCTCAAAAATAAGAGGTGCAAGAATAAAATATTTATATTGGGATGAGATATGTGAAAGCAATGAGGAAGTGTTCGAATTGGTAAAATCGCGTCTTTCTTTACCATACTCGACTTGCGATTTCACAGGCAACCCGAAAAGTCCGAGTCACTTCATTAAAAAGTTTATTGACCGCGAAGATCTTGATATTTATTCACAAAGTTGGACGCTCTATGATAATCCATTTTTACCCAAAACATATATTGATGAATTGACAAAAGAATACGAAGGGACGATATATTTTAATCGCTACATTTTGGGCGAATGGAAAAGGGCAGAGGGCATCATCTATAAAAAGTTTGCCGATAACCCTAAATCATATATTATTGATAAAGCACCACCACTGATGACAGTTGAAGTCGGCATTGACTTTGGTGGCAATCGTTCAAAACACGCATTTACCGCAGTCGGCTTCACAATGGGTTATCGCGATATGATCGTCCTGGAAAGTCAAACAATTGACACAATGGTTGATCCCGATGAATTAAACTTACAATATACACAATTCGCAACTATGGTTTACAATAAATATGGTAAGGCATTTTTTACCAATTACGATAGTGCCGAGCCGGTGCTTGGTCGTGGTATCACATTAGCGTGTATCAAAGCCGGTTGTCGCACCAATGTCCGCTATGCTTTGAAGAAAAGCGTAAATGATCGAATTAAAGCATTGATTGGCTTGTTAGGAAGCAAACGATTATGGGTATTAAGTCATTGTAAAAATGTGATTGATGCCTTGCAAAGTGCAGTGTGGAATCCAAAAGCATTAAACGATGAACGATTGGATGATGGCTCGACCGATATTGATACATTAGATAGTTTAGAATATGCTTATGAAAGATATATAGTTGACTTACAACGCGGTGCATTATTGCCAACAAAGGAGAATTAAAGTTATGAATTATGAGAAACTGATTAAGGACTTAATTAAAGAGCATGGCGAGATTGCGGGAAGTAGCAGTTATATTTCTTTATGGACAAAATGGTATCAAGGTGTAGTGCCATCGTTTCACATTTATAAAATCTTCAATGGCGTCGAGTATGTCAAGCAACGCAAGTTATCAGCACAAGGTGCGAAAAAGGTATGTGAAGATTGGGCATCGCTTTTGATGAATGAAGAAGTCGAAATCATCACCGCCGACAAAGAAGCGTTTGATGCCGAATTGGAGAAAATGGACTTCTGGACAAAAGCAAATAAAGCGGTTGAATATGGTTTTGCAACATCACTCGGTGCATTAGCGGTCGATATTGAAGCAGAAGCCGAAGAAGTTATTAATGAAGAAACCAAGCAACCTGAATTATTGTTTACAGGTATCAAAAGCATTGATTTATCAGTTCATAGTGCGTTAAGGGTTGTGCCGATTACCATTAAAAACGAGTTAATAACCGAGTGTGCTTTCATCAATGAGAACACGAACGAAACCAAAGTATCATTGCACTTGCTTAATGAAAATGGCAATTATGATATTACGGTTGCTTCCGTAAATAGCAAATCAAAGGTCGTCAATTCCGTTTTCAAGATTCCACTTGATTGCCCTAAACCGACATTCGCATTATTGCATCCCAACATTGTCAATAACCTCGAAATTGATAGTGCATTACCGATTAGCGTGTTTGCCAATGCAATTGATACACTCAAAGCACTCGACACCAAAGTCGATAGTTATCATAACGAGTTCGTGCTTGGTCGCAAAAGAGTATATGTTTCTCACGAGTTAAGCAAGATAAATAAAGAAACAGGACAATTGGAGTTTGCATTTGATCCAAACGATACCACCTATTATTATTTGCCGAATAATCCAAACGCCCAAGATAAGGGCGAGCCATTAATTAAAATACAAGATAGCACCATTCGAGCCATCGAACACCAAACTGCCATTCAAGATGAGTGGAACGCATTATCGTTAAAATGTGGACTTGGCATTGAACGATACAAGTTTGAAAAAGGTCGTGTTATGACTGCCACACAAGTTATTAGTGAAAAAAGCGATGTCGCCCAAAATGTTAGACGCCACGAAATATTACTTCGCCATCGTATCCTTGATTTAATCGAAGCAATCACATGGCTTTATAATCAATACACTGACAAGCGATTTGCTGATACATTGTTCGACATCAAGTTTGAAGATGGCATCATTGAAGATACCGAAACGCAAAAGCAAAGTGATCGTGTCGAAGTCGCGAGCGGTTTAATGTCTAAAATCGAATATCGTGTAAAATGGTTCGGTGAAGATGAAATAACCGCAAGGGCGAATGTTAATAAATACTTCGGTGATGATGAGTTAGCAAGTCGCATTAATAAGTTCTTACCAGCACTAATTCAAGGTGCAATGACCGTTAGACAATTTGTCGAACAAGTTTACATTGATGAAACGAACAAGGACGCACTGATTACTGAACTACAAGAAAAGATTGATAGTCAAAGCGGTGGTATAACTGCCGAAGATATACAAGCAACGGGTTTTTATAATCCAAGCAATAACTAATAAAGGGGTGTGCTGTGAATGAATAGTCAGCGCATAGATGATTTAGTCGATGTTTTAGGCGATAACTTCTCAAAAAGTGAGAATGTTTTTGTCGTTAGAAATCAATTAGAATTGTTTAGATTTGTCAATAATCCCGAACAATGGAAAGCCAAACAATTAGCGAATATGGCGAAGTATCGCACCGAAGTTTTGAAAATGGCGAAAGATGAAGCTGAAAAGGTTGCTCGACAAGTCCGCAAAGTGTATTTATTAGCATACAAAGAAATCGATGGTGATAATATCGAAATTACCAAAACCGAAGTTAAAGGCACGATACCAAAATCATACGCAAAGGTCATCGCCAAAGCCGAGCGTGAGGCAATCGGTAGCATTATTCAAATGGCGAATGTCGCGCTTAAAACGCATACGCAAGCAGTAAGGGTTGTCAGTGCATTGGCAACACCCGACAAGTTATATGATGTTATCAAACGCCAAACACTAAAAGGCATTAATAAGGGGCTTAAAATTGTTTATAAAAATGGTCGGCAAATGAACTTCAAATCATATATGGAAATGAATGTCCGCACCACCGCGAGTCAAGAAATCACAAACGCTCAAATTGAAAGCGGCGCAAAGTTAAATCAAGTTTTTTATATGTGTGATAGTTATGGCGATTCAGCACCAGACCACGCGCCATATCAAGGCAAGATGTATTACAATGCCGATAGCGTCATCGATGAACGCACGAGAAGATATATCAGCGATAATCACTTAATGTCAATGCAAGACGCAATAGCGATGTATGGTTTAACTACAAGACCGAATTGCCGACACAAGTTCCATTTAGTGCCAAGCGATGTCGCGATGTCCGAAAGCGATAAAATGATTAGTGGGAAATATGGTTTTGATAAAGGTACATACAAAGGTAGCAACTATGAGAAAGTGCAACAACAGCGATATTTAGAGCGTGGCGTTCGCAAGTATAAAGAGAAAACCAACCAAATGGAAAAGATGTATAACGAAACCAAAGATGACCGCTATCTGGCCGAAGTTAAAAAAATGAAAAGCAAAACGCGTGAATGGCAAGGCAAGACTAAATCGTTCGTTGATGCAAACAAGTTAAAACGCGACTATGACCGAGAGAGTATTAAGGCGATCACCGATGATTTGGGGGCAAGATACGATATTCGCAAGGAAACCAAGAAAGCACGCGAAATGCAAAGCGATTAAAAAATTAGTATTTATTTATTCGCCAATGTATATTACTATAAAATTAGTAGATGTCCCGACATCGATTAAAAACGGGCTTCTTAATGTCGGAGTAAACCGAAGTATAAACTAAATCAAAGGAGAAAAGGGATGGATAATCTTAAAACACTCATGGGCAACGCATACCATGAAAACCTCACAATCGAGGAAGTCGACGCGTTCTTGACGGGCAAAAAGTTAGCCGATTTATCAAGCGGCAATTATGTCGCAAAAGATAAGTTCTCTAAAATCGAAGCCGAGTTAAAAGAATTACGCGAAGCCACCAAAGATTACGAGGAAGTCAAAAAACAAGTCGAAACCTACCAAGCCAAAGAGAAAGAAACAGCATTGAAACAAGCACTCGTGGAAGCAGGAATCAAGGATGAGTTTATTGATTACATTGCGTTCAAAGTCGAAAAGGGCGAAATTGCAAACGACGACAAATTAGTCGATAATGTGAAAACTTACATTAAAGACAAACCGCAATTCGCAAAAGTCGCGGAAAACGAAAAACCCGTTGTCAAAAAAACCATTGAAACTTCAATCGGTAATGGCAATGATAAACCAAAACCCGATAACAAAGCCATCAATGATGCTTTACGATCAGCGGTTAGAAGGGTTGACATTCCGCAAAAATAATTAATCAAAGGAGATTACAATTATGAGTTTTATTTCAAGAACTGATGCCGATGCTCTAATCCCGTTAGAAGTATCACAAGACATTGTGCGTGGCGTCGCCGAACAATCGGTCGCTATGCAACTATTCACACGCTTGCCAAATATGTCAAGCAAAGTGCAAAAAATGGCGGTTGTTTCCGCTCTACCTGTCGCCTATTGGGTAAATGGCGATAATGGTGTCAAAGAATATAGCGAGCAAGTTTGGGCGAACAAGTATCTTACCGCCGAAGAAATCGCTGTGATCATCCCAATTCCTGAATCAGTATTAGATGATGCCGAATACGATATTTGGGGAGAAGTTAAGCCCAGATTAGTCGAGGCATTTGGCGCTGTGTTTGATAGTGCAGTTCTATTCGGCACAAACAAGCCCGCTTCCTATCCTGATGACATCAAAACCGCAGCCATTGACAAAGGTTATTCGTTCGGTAAAGGCAGTGCCTCGTTCCTATCAAATGGCTTAAATGCTATTTCGTTGGTTGAGGGTGCTGGCTACATTCCCGACGCAATCATCGGTGGCGCTGACCTCAATGCCTTATTCCGCACGATCGCGGATACCGATGGCAATCCAATTTCAGGAACTGACTTACAAGCCCTCAAAAAGGTGCGTGTTGTCAATGGTGCGTTCTCTGATACGGTGCAATTCATCGTTGGTGATTTCAAATCAGCGGTCTTTGCTCTCCGCCAAGACATCACTTATAAACTATTGACCGAAGGCGTCATCCAAGACCCAAGCGATGGTTCAATTCTTTATAACCTCGCCCAGCAGGATATGTGCGCTCTCAGAGCCGTGATGAGGATCGCCTTCCAGGTGGGTAACCCCGTCAATCGTTTACAACCAAGCGAAGATGCGAGACTTCCATTTGCGGTTTGTTTACATACCGCTCACAAAGTTGTCTTGACCGCTTCGCCTGATGGTGCGGAAGCTTGGGAAGGCGATAACCTTAAAATCACCTTGTCAGCCGATGTCGCTAATGTCAAAATCTATTACACTACCGATAACACGACACCAACAACCTCTTCCACGCCCTATGACCCCGAAGAAGGTATTACGATTACAGCCACCAAGACCATTAAAGCACTCGGTGTTTCTAATGGTTGCACCAACAGTGATGTCCTTGAAAAGACATTCACAAAAGCGTCAATTTAACGTAGGTGCTTAATCGCTTACCCTTTTGCGATTTCACATTAAAGCGATGACCTAAAAATCGTCGCTTTTCTTTTTGTTTAATTTCAGTGGTATGTAATTTATAATAAAAATAGATAGTTAAATAAAGGAGATTACACAATATGGCATTATTGAATATAACCAAAAGTGATATATTGACCGCTCTTGGTGTTGATTTAGAGTTCGAGTTGGCGATTGATGATGATCCAAGTGGTAAAGTTAAACGCTTTATCAACGATATCCAGGAGTGGTGCTATGACTACTTGCGGTTTCATTATGGTTTGAACGAAGATATTAGTTTAGCGCTTGATTGGCGGAAAGATTATTTCAAAAAAGGTGTTATCAAACAAATTGAGTATGTGTTGCGAAACGGGAAGTTAAACATTGATAGTGGTTTTATTCGTTCGACATCGCTATTGGTTGATTTGAAAGGTTTGGAATTAGCACCAGACGCAAAGCAAAAGTTCTTTCTCGGTGGTTTCTGCAATATAGTGAGGGCTTAATTATGGGAATTGATGTGCGAATTGGTAGTAATGAATATCCTGATTTGTTTTATTATTATAATTACGATGCTGTCCAAAACAATAAATTAATGGCAGACACGAAACCGCTCGGGCGTATCAATGCAAAGGGTGTCATTGATTTTGGATGGCGACCATTACTAATCAATGGTAATATAACAAGTAATTTTGAATATGTAGGAACGATTGAAACGAAAAGTCCTTGCGACGACTTACGCCCAAATATGTTTATGCTTGATAGGAAAAGTGGTGTTTTGTTTATTGTATTAGCAATACCGATGGAAACGGGTGAAAATAATAGTGAACAAATAAGCACACGCCCTGTGACTATAAAACACATTGAATTACGGGGTTTGAATAAATGAATGACATCGGATTAGGCGATGAAACAACAATGCTTAATCTTGCGAATGTCATCGTTAGTGAATTGCAAGCGAGTTCGCCATATAAAACGGGCAAAATGCGTGCGAGCATTACCCTTGTGATGTTGGATGGAAACTTCATCGATATAGTAGTGGCGACTGATTATGCAAGTTATGTAAATGCCAAAGGTAAACACGAAGGTTGGATTGAACGAGTGTTAGAGAGAAGCATTAGTGCGTATATTGGTAGTTTGCCTGATGATTCATCACTTCGCACCGGAATAGAGTATTCGGTCTTAACGGGCATTTAATAGAAAGGTAAATTGATTATGAACGAGTTTGATTTCAAATTGTGGTTAGAAGAAACATTAGGTAGCGATTACGAAGTATCACGCCACCGCAATTTAGCGTATGATGGTGCAAAACCGCAAATCGTTTTAACCGACCTTGCCGGCAATTTAACCGAAGAAAGCAAAACATGGCAAGTTCAAATTGATATTATTACTGCAACGCCCGATGAAACGCAAGCCGATTTAGAGCAGTTTGTTAAAACATATAACAATACAAAAGTAGTGAGCGAAAGCACATCCACAATGTTATATTTTTTATCGCCAGCTTTAATGGAAAGAGATATTCAAAGTGGGGCGAATAAATTAGTTCGCTTTGTCATCATCGCCACATTGTTCAGCACTTTTGGTGTTAGCGATATAACCGAAATCACAATCGGCGGTGTTGCATATAAACCGCTAAACGCCACACTGCATTATGCCACCGAGATTAGACCTGTGCCACGATCGGGGCAAAAGCTAACCGGCAATGTCAAAACGCTCGCTGGCACGACTTTATCTTTCACTGCGATAAATAAGGCAACAATCTTTAATAACACGCTACGAGCCATTAGAACGGGGCAAATAGATGGCAATACACCATTCACTATTGTCGTGAAGTTTAACGATGGCGGAACGGAAACATACTCAATGATACTTATGAGCGCCACATTAGCGAGTGTGAGAAATCAATTATCATCGCTTAATGTATCGTTTGTTTTAGCATAGCAAAGGGGTTTAGTATGCCGGAAATTAAAATACGAATTGAAAAAGGCGTTGAAACTGCGGGCGATGGACAGGAGTTGCAAGAGAAGTCATCAAAGAAAATGACATCTGGCAAAGTTGCCTCAGTTAGTATTTTAGCAACCACCGCAATCAAAACGGTTAAGCAAATCACTAACACAGCAATCGCTAACATTGGAAACTTTACGGGCGATTATGAAATGCAAAGGCAAGTTCAAGCAGTAATGAAAATCGGTGGGGAAATAGGGCAAGTTGCGTTAGCGACATTAGTAAACCCAATGGCTGGCGTGGCGATGGCGGTCGGCATTGGTCTATCATATGGATTACAAGCGATTGAAATATCGCAAAACATTAAAAAAGAAAATTACCAAGCGTCATATTTATTGGCGAGGTCGGGCAATAGTTTAACCGACGGAAGTAGGGGAACAAATGATTAAACTTTGGCACGCCAACGGAACGGAAACCGAAGTCGAAGCAACGATTATTGGTGGCACTTATGAAACCGTTGAATTAACAATTACAAGTGCGGTGCAAAATAGCGGCACAGCCCTTTTATATTTTGGCGATATAGAGTATAGCGTCGCATTAGATAGCGCCATACAAACCAACGCTACATTGACCGCCACAAAAATATATGACGATTTAGTGGCACAAGGAATCAGCGGACTATGGACGATAACGCGAGATAACGAAACCATTACGCTCGTCGCTAAAAGTTATGGCGATAAAGCGAACGCACTCATTCTAAATTATTATTCGACTGAACAAAAACAAATACATAAATGGACAATTACAAGCGCCCCCTATCAAACTCAAAATAATGTAAGGGTTTATGTCGGAGAACCCTTCCTACCAACACTTACTCACTTGCTTAATTTCGACCACACAACATTGACCACCGCTAATTTAACCGCTGAATACATTAGGGGCACATTAACCGATGCTTTTGATGGCGCTGACTCGGATTGGTCAGTAAGCGGAAGCGATAATGAAGTTATCTTTACTAATAACAGCGATGTGCAATTAGACGCACCGGCTTTTGATGATGAAGACTTTTACGAGAATTCCCCACCATTATTTACGATGACAAGCGTGGAAGTGCAACCATTTGAAATACTTCATGTTGACATATTCGACTATGATATAGAGATTACAGAGGGCGAAATCAAATATGATGAAAGCGGCATTTATTATGGTGCTGAACACCCCGCCATTGCTGGCGCGATATTGGTTGATAATCTTAATGAAACATTAGATAGTGCAACAATACTTTTGCCCCCGATGAACGATATTAACATAAAGCCATTTGACATTGTTGAGATTACGGGCGACAACATCGAGCGGAGAATGTATTTTGTCGATAATTTTATCAAAAAACAAGTATCGTTTAATCCAGCAAAATATGAATACACTATTAACGCGATGTCAAAAACCAAAGGGCTTGAAAGAATTATACTGCCAGCGATGTCATACACCAAGCGTGCATTATCGTTAAAGGTATATGACGCTTTATTGCAATTATTAGATGATTACTGCCCGAAAGCATTGTTTAATTTCGCTGGTTTTACCACCACATACGAGCCAATTTATCAGTTTGATTTTGGCGATTACGAAACTACATTAAAAAATACCGCTGTTCCCGAATTACAATTAAGTGATAAAACCACATTACGAGAAGCCATTGATACATTGTTGGCGACTATTGGTTGCATATGCAGAGTTGATCGCGACAACTATATAACAATTGTTGATTTGAGTAAAAAAGGCAGTGCGATAGACACTTCTAAACTATCATTTATTGAAGAAACGCAATCAGCACAAGATACCGCGAACGAATTAGAAATCACAATTAAAAATGCCTCACAATCATCAATAAGCGGTGTTGATAGTCGCGTTCGTGCTATTGATTATGTTGGATGGCGTAATAGCGACGACGCCTTACTAACCACTAATAATGTCCGCGTTGAAACGCAGAAACCCATATATGAGTTATTATCTTTGAAAATATGCGGACTGGTCTTTGGCAAAGTTCAGCAGATAGGAACGGAAGTCCAATACAATGGGAGCGTATACGCCGAAATAGATATCATCAATGGTACATATACTTGGACGGACAGCGTGTCGGGGCAAACTTTATCGCAAACAATTTCACACTGCGTTGAAGAAAAAGGCGTTTACGAAACCTTGTCTATTGATGATAAAAAGCGTTGCGTATTTTGGGAGCGCGGGAAAAATACCATTGAGGGATGGTCGAAAGTATATGATACGAGCGCGATATGGGACAAAAATGTCGCCACCAATATGTTCGAGTATCTAAGCGGTGGAATTGATGGCAATTCAATGTTCGGTATAAAGTACGGCACGATAGCATTTGATAATCATCCAGAAAATCCAAGCAGAACTGGTTCATTATTGCCAACATCAGTATTTAAACACACCGTCGAAAAATTGTTCCAATTAGACGGTTGGTATTTCAAAGTCGAATATTTAACCGAAGATGATGTCAAAATGTCGGTCAGCAAGCATTTACCCACTAATGTAATTCATAACACACTTGTTGACAATCAAACGCAACCATTCGTTGATGTGCGTTTACAAGCCAAAGTCGAAGCCGACAAAATCAATCGGTTAGGTAATTTAACAAAAACAATATATGGCGAATACACAAGCGAAGATGATATACCCGCACTCGGCGATTACTTGGGCGATTATACATTGATTAGGCGTGAGTTAAGCGTTCACGATAATATAATTTCATTTAAGGGCATAATGAGCGAAAACTATGTAAATATCAATTATTTAACAAGCATTAACGCGCGCAGGCGGTCTTGGCAAGTTGTCGACGCTTCACAAGCGTTCAAGAAAGATTTATTGAGAAAGTATTATTGCGAATTCTCATTTGAAGCGAAAAATAATTATCCGTATGATATGTATAATTTCTTCACAAGCGGCGAAAGTCGTGGCTTTGCCCGCACATTGATTTTTAGATTAGCTAATAATTGGTTAACACCACCTTTGCCCTTGCCGATTAAGTACGCAATTGTTAGACTTCCATCAAGCGATGATTTCGCTTTGGATGTTGCAAAATTGATTACCGATAAGAGCATCACATTCACATTTGGATTTTTAGATAATGCCATCGTCAGCAACTATATCGCACAAACGAATTTTGCGACAGGTGGGCATCTTCAAGATTTCTATAAATACACCGTTGGAAACGATGCCACACAATCATCGTATTTTATTCAATTAGCCCGCAAACTTTCATCTGGCGATAATGATTTTACTTGGGCATCCGATGGCGATGTCATCGATGCTTCGCAAAACAACGCACAAAAAGCTAAATCTCGCATTAAGCCATTAGTGAATTACATTAATCCAAGCGACATCGTGTTTCGCAATCCATTTTATAATCATAAAGACAATCGCGAAATTATAAACTTTAATTACCAATTCGAGTTTTGCGCCGATACTCCTAACATCGTTTTTACACCGCTATTCATTGAACAGCAACACATGGTCGCGGATACCAATTCTTTCTATAATCAAGTCAAAGTTTTTGCCTCAACAACATATGTATATAGGCAAGGCGACACCATTAGACAAGGCAGTGAAGTTAGTGGAATAACGATAGCGGTCAGCGATGGCGACGATAGTTCAATGGTCAGCACTTCCGGTTGGAATAGTAGCAACTATTTATCATATCGCAGTTATGCAATTTGCGACAATAGTGGGCGTTTATTGGTAGCGGTAAATAAGCGGGTTGGTGTTAATGAACATCGCAACTTCTATTTGAATGTTAGGCGGTCAAGAGATTCCAAGACATTTACAGCTTCGTCAATGGCATCGTGGGTAAACGAAATACCGAGCATACCCGCGCCAAGATATGAAGAAGTATATTTTGAATTTACGAGCGATTATATCAAAAACACCAGATTAAACGACATTCTACAATTCGTCATCGGCGGTGATGAATATCTCGTTAACCTATTCGGGCGCAGTTCTATGAATAAATATGATTTGGTGGGTTATGTCAGCGGTGTATTATCGACATTGGCGCTATCAAATTGGACTATCACGCGGACGGTTAGAAATGGGCATGATACGATTAAATGCGTCGCTACGACCTATGGCGCAAAAGGTATGTCGTCATTCAATGGCGAATATGGCGCAGATACGGGCGTTAGGGCAATAGTCAGTGCAATCAAAGGCATTTCATAATTTAGTGTTTTATTATCGTAATATGTAATTTATAATTAAAAGAGAAGTTAAACCGAAAGGACACAAACATTATGGCAAACAAATTGATTATATTATTCGACGATACAAACGCGATTACATCGCATATAGATCCATCGTTAGGCGTATTTCGGCAAGGCGATGTAGGTCATGAAATCTATTGCCATTTTGAAAGCTTTGCCAATTATTCCTATGGAGCATACATAATTTTTGAAAGAGCCGATGGTTCAAAGTCGCCCGAATTACCGATGACACTTGCTGATTTCACTTATAATGAAACATTGTATAGCGGGTTTAAGTTAGTTATTGATGACGAATGGATCATGGCACAAGATGGTGCGTTGAAAGCAACCGTCCGCGTTCGCAATGCGAGTGGCACAGTTGTCGCAAGTGGTTTAGTTCCAATATCATTAGAAAAAACGGTCTATGATGAAAGCCCAGACATTACGGTCGAACAATATAATGCTTTGCTCGCCATGTTAGAGAGTTTTATAACCGATGATAGTATTTTATATCCCCATGTTTTAAGAGAAGTTCCGGAAGATTTGACTGATATTTTAGTCGGCACCATTTTGTTTGTGGCGACCGTCAGTGGAGATGTTGAAGTTTATAAAGTTATTGTAAGGTCGGGAGATAAAGTTTTAAGCCTCCCATTTACGATTAATAGTTCCTTAATCAAAGAAACATTTAGTCCAACCAACTACACGCCAGCAGCCGCAACCGCAAAAGGACATTTTGTCGGCATTGATAATTTATTCGATGCTATTATTACGGGAACGCAACTTGTCGGTAAGGCGGTAATGGATGAGGGCGGACACGATATACAAGAAAGTTATGGTGCTTCGCTTTCTACCGATAATGACGATGCGGCATTGAAAATTGCATTACGCAATAAATTAAATGATGTCTTAACCACCCTTATTTTAAGAGAGGCAACCACAACCAAAAATGGTCTAATGTCATCCGCCGATAAAGTGAAGTTAACTGATTTACCCACCAAAGGGCAATTAGATAGTGCATTAGCAGTCAAAGTTCCACAAACTCGCAAGATACTCGGCATTGATTTAGTCGATGATATTTTACTTGCCGAGTTCAAAACCGCAATCGGCGAAGCAACCGCTATATTAAGTGGTTTAATGAGTGCTACCGATAAATCAAGATTAGATGCCTTACACGCATTATTGGGCGTTGAAAGTGATGCCAATGATGTTGTTAATACGATTAACGAAGTATTAGCGATTTTCAATAACTATCCCGAAGGTGCTGATTTAGTAAATGCTTTAAGTGGCAAAGTCGATAGAGTTGAGGGCAAAGATTTATCTGAAAATGATTTTACAGATATATTAAAAGCCAAGTTAGATAGTTTATTAAGTGGCGATAATTATTACGATAAAACATATATTGATGCTCTCAAAGACCTCAATGGTTGGTCGAGTGCTTTATTAACCGAAACCGCATTAACTAATGATGGCGTGATTACCAAAGCCACTTTAAGCGATTATGATGTCATTAAGCTTTTTGTCATTAACACCACAACGGGCGAGATTGATACCGATAGTTTTGATACTTCGATTGGTTTAGTTGATAACTATAAGTATGTGTTTTTTGATAATGACGATATTTATTTATCAATCGCTGATCCAAATTGCACATTTACCGATAACATTGGGGGTTATCAATTAAAGATTATCGGTCAAAAATATGAAGCCCAAGATGCCGAAAATGTCAATTATGATAAGACCGTTAAAAATCTATTAGAAGCCGAAAATGTCCAAGATGCCATTGATGAAATTGCCGATGAAGTTTTAGCACCAGCATTTGTCGAAGTCGAACATTTAGCACTTCAAAGTGAAATTACTGCCACCGATACGATTGAAATTAAAGACGATAGTGGCGAGTTAGTTAAAATTACGGGTAATACATTACCGAGTGAAGATGTCGATGTGCTAAAAGCGATGGGCATTAAAAATGATAGTGGTGTATTGTTTAGTGCTTTGACGCCCGAAGAAATTACCGAGCAATTAGATATTTGGCACGAAGTCGGTTATCCTACTCATATCAATAAACTAATTAGCAAGAGTGATAATCTATTCAATGGGAAGTTTAATACGCTTACGAGTTTAGAAAGTGAAAATCTCATATCGAATAGCGATTTGTTGATTGATAGCAACGCCGACAACATCCCCGATGGGTTTGAATATACAAATGCTACCGATATATCATTAACGAATGGTATTGCGAAGTTTACTGCGACTGCAAGATATGGGCATATTCGTCAAATAACTCCAAATGTTTTTAATCTTGTTAATGGCAACACCTATTACTTCTATTCAAAAGTTAAATCCACATCTGAACCTTATATGCTTCTTAGTGGTGTTGGCGTGTATATTTCTATTGTCAATGATGGAAATTGGCAGTTTACTTCAAAAATATTTACTGCTTCATCGAATTATAGTGGAACAGGCGTTAGAATAAATGATGATTCTACATCTGATTGGACACCTATCGAAGTCGATTACATGGGTGCAATCAATATTACCGATTTAGTATATCGTGGCATTTTACCATCAGGTTTAACTAATTTACAATACAAAGATATGTTAGATAACGCTATTTATAACAATGTTCCTTTAAGAGAAAGTGACTATATCAGTGTTGAGCCGAGCGTTTCATATCGCTTAATCAAAGCAAGTGAAAATAGTGCGATACATAAGGTCATCGAATATACTACCGATAATCAAGTCGTTAAAGTCAATAGTGTTGATTATAGTAGTAATGTCAAGATTTCTTCGCCTATCACGATGAACGCTTTAACACGCAAGGTAAAACTGATTAGCGATTTAATGGATAGAGTGCCGAACTTGGTAAGCAATAGTGATTTTAGTGGTGTTATCTCCCCTTGGGCTGGATACTATAACGCAAGTTTAAGTATTGAAAATAATGCTTTGAAAGTTATTAAATCCACCGCTACTAATATCTCAACATTTCGACAACCTAAACAATTAAATATAACTACTAATGATTTATTCTATTTCTCATTAAAGATTAAAACACCTGAAACTTTTGCTTATTTTCGTTTATCCTCTTACTATTCTGGCGGTGAAGACTTTATACAAACTCCTAACTATAATGTTATTCCAACTGATTTTACTACCTTTTCACATATTGGTAATTTTTCCTCTAATATCACTACCACTAATTTAGGTATTAGTGTCTTTACAAATGGTGCTATTAATTCCTTCTACTTTGTTGATAATATCAATGTTTATAACATTACCGATTTTATCAAAAAGGGTGTTGTCGATGATAATGGCACATTATTCTCTCGTTTAACTAAGAATGAGATTAAAGCACAAATGGATATATGGGTGCAAAATGGTTTCCCCGATAGTGTTATCAATGCCTTATATCCCGATGGTGCTGATACTGCTATCTCACTAAAATATAATGATGGCGATGCGATTTATTATCCACAAGTCATAGATGAATTACCACTTGATATTACTTTAAGAAGTGGCGAGTATTGGCAAGATGGTTATATCGTTAAACAAAATGGTAATGCCGAAGCAAGTCCATTAGGTAAAGTTTTTAGTGCGTGGAATTATGGGCAAATTGAAGCCATCTACGATAGTGGTGTTCCCGCCGATTTCAAGGTTAAATATGCTCAAAACATATCGGCACAAGTATCAACTCATAGTGAATATTTAAAAGAAGCCCGAGAGCGTTTAGATACCTTACGGGTTAATCAAAAGCAGTTAATTAAAAAGTTAGGCATTGATGTCGATAACGATGTTTATGATAGTTTTGTTGGTATTACAAGCGAAAAGTTTGAGTATTATCAATTAGAGGGCATTAAGTCTGGCAATATATTAAAAGTCGAAGGTCGTGGACAATCGGTAGCTAACCTTTTAGTCAATACGATTGATCCAAGTATTACGGGTTTTGGTTTAACAATTACCTATGATGACACGACAGGTATGTTTACGGTCAATGGCATAACAACGGGTGCAGGTAATATCATACTCAAAACGGGTATGAACTTTGGTTTGCCCGTTGGCACGACTTGTCAACTGATGCGATACTTCGATAGTGGCACGATTGACCTTAATGGCTCTTATTGCGGTTATTTAATTAGTGGCACAAGCGTATCAAATCGTATCAATGAAAATAGCGAAAGTTTATATGACCCATACATCAATGGCGTTGGCGAATTAAAGCCCGATGGTGCTAACCCGAATGTCGATGGATCAAGCGGTCAATCGCTCGTATTCCAAGTTTATAAAGCGGGTATGATATTTACAGATTTTAAGTTTAAGGTTGCTTTATATGAGGGAACTAAACTGCTTCCGTTTGCGATGCCCGAAGCAACCAATAATACCGATGTCGATGTCTATAATCGCACCGCCAACATACTCGATATGGGAACAAGTGATATTGCCTATACCGCAGTTAGTGGCATTACAATCGGTTATAACGCATTAGCCCAAGAGTTCGTCATTAGTGGCACAGCAACTGCTAATAACACGATTACATTAAAAGCAAATGTTAAAGATGTCATTAGTGGCGATAGAGTGTCAATTAAGCGTGTATTCCAAAGTGGCGATATTACTGCGGTCAGCACATTACCGACCATTGAATTATTTGATGGCACAAGTGTTGTCCTTGCGAATAGCATTTATAAAATGACTGCACCCGAAGGCGAAACACCGACACCCGATGTCAGTTTTAATACGGGAACGATACAAAGTAATGGCACACTCACATTGAGATTACAATTCAAAGATGATGATGTGTTTGATAATTACCGCTTCCGTTTGATGATCCACGATAAGTCCACCGATATTGGTTATGTTGCTTATAATCGCACATTGGTTGGTAGTTTAACTGCCGAAGCAAATGAAACCGATAGTTTCGAGTTTAGTGCCATTGATTTTGGTATATTAGAGTTTATACCAAAGACCGACAAATTAAATATTATCTTTGGCGATACGATTACTGATACAGATAATAGTGTCCTTGAATATAATGCGGGTATTCAATCACCAAATCGTAAAATTAGTGTTCTCGAAGCCAGAATGACCGCCCTTGACAATCCATTTAGAGATAAAGTCATAGCGATATGGGGCGATAGTCGAGAAAGCAACAACCCAACAAGCGACCCGAGTGGTGTGGGCGACCAAAAAGATACTTCGTATCCCGCCTTACTTGCTAAAAAACTTGGTGCAACTGTTCTAAACTTTGGTTTGAGTGGTGGTGCTTGGGCGGAAAATACCGTTCAGCAAGACGCCGCTTCTGCTATTGTTAATCGTGTCTTAACTGAAGATACAAGTGCGAGTGCCGATGTTATCATCATTTCAAGCATGAATGACTTTAAGTTAGCGACACCACTTGGTAGTCCAACCGAAGCAACCGATAAAACAACTTTCTATGGTGCGATGAGAATGACCTATAAACGCTTGGCAAATAAATATCCAGGCAAAAAAATATGGTTGGTCTTACCACAAAAACGCTTTGATGAAAGCAATGATTATGGTGGTGGCAATTATCTATCATATCGCAAGGCACAAATTGATGTCGCAAGGGAATATGGTATTCCAACCATTGACCTTTACAATAACTTCCCAAATAGCAAAACCAAAATTACAGGCGGTGTATCATTCTACGATACTAATATGCTTAATGACACACACTTCTCGGCGATAGGCAATGACCTTGTTGCGGAAATTATCACACGCTCATTATTGGGTAATGGCAATAGTGGTGTTGTCGAAACATTACCAGCACTTCCAACCGCAGATGGCACATATACTTTGAAATTGACGGTATCAAATGGTGTCAATACATTTAGTTGGATATCAGATAATAGTTAAGGAAAGGTAATACAACAATATGGAAATTAGTATTAGGGAATTAAAGAAAGCGAAAAAGGGCGATTTGCTCGTTTGCACCGGCGATGGCAAGTTTGAAATTGCATCGCTTGATGAGTTGTTAGTTGATCGTGATAAGCGATTGGCGAAATGCGAAGAATTGAAAAGTGAATTAAACACTTTGAGATTACAAATTGCGAAAGCATTAAAGGAGATTTAATTGTATGGATGAAATTATGAATTGGTTTGCAACATTCGATTTTGAGAAGTTTACTGTCTTGATGACTTGGTTAGCTTCAAGTGGCATTTTAACTTGGGCTGGTATTATCTGGTCTAAATACCGCAAGTATAAAGCACTGACACCAACCGAAATCAAAGATGACATTATGAGCGAATTATCGCCACTTGTGGAAAACAAGATTGATGAAGTTATTACGATTGCGGTCGATAAGGCATTATCGCCTATCCTTGAATATTTGAAGAACATTGAAGCCATCGGCAAAGTCCAAGTCGAAAGTTTAGTGTTATCAAATAGCACTGATCCACAATCTAAACTTGCTTTGATTGAAAATGTATCAAAGGTCAAAGGCATTAAGACCGTTGTAATCGAAAAGGTCAAACAAGAAGTTAAAGAGTTTGTCGCGGAACAAGCGGCAAAAGAAGAGCGCAAAGAACAAGCCATCGCCGAAATTGAAAACGCAGTAGATTATACTGAAACGCTTTAAGGTAATGTATCATGAGCGATAGAACGAAGTTTTGGGTTAAGTTAATCGCATTTATGTTTTTTACCTGCATAGTGCCTTTTCTTGCTATAAATTATTACTATGATTTATTTAATGTCGAGGGACGGTTTATGATGGGCGGTTGGTCGTTAATTTTAATCGCTATCGTGTCCATACCAATTTTTTATGCCTTGTCGCGCATTGTTAAGGCATTAGAACAAGGGTTAGTAAAGCAAATTATCGTTGGCATAATGTATGTCATCGTGCCATTGGTCTTAATTCTATTTATGACAAGCGTAATTGCTGAAAATGTAATGAAAATACAACGCATACTATATATCGTGATTCCAAGCGTCGCCATCGGCATCGTGGTTAATCCATTACCAGCTTGGGTTGCCGAGCGCGAACAAACGCAAATCGAACAAGCAATGCGCGTAGCGTTCGCTAAAAAGCCAAAAGGCAAGAAATAACTAATAATAAAGATATTGTGTTGTATAGTAAAATAAAGGGGAAAATTGTTTTATGAATAAAAGGTTGAATTTGAAGCCCATAAAAGTCGGGCGCGCGAGGGTTGTTATTACCTCGCTTTTAACATTCTTGATGGTCGCGTTGATGGTCTTTACTTTGTTATTGCAAGTAAGGTTTGACATCACGCAGTTTAATTGGTTTGAATTTACATTCAGCATAATGAACTTTGTCGCTGGTCGCGGTATTTATTTCCCAATGGGTTTGGATGTGGGAATGGCGAATCCCGATTATATGTTAATCGCTAATACACTCAAAAAATATCGCAACTTAATCATTAAAAAACGCGTCAATAAAGAGTTCAGAGAACGCTTAAAAGTCCATAATCAATTATCAAAGTGCGAAGCTTATTTGGACATATTAGATAACCAATTACTATCAAAGAAGATTACCGATAGCGAAGTCCTTAAAATTGAAGCACAAAAAAACGATGTGTTGGCATATATTGACTTCCTTAATGGTAAAGTGCCAGAATACAAGGGAACGCTTAATTTAGCCACATTACGCATTAAATATGACTACACTACCTTTGATAATATGTTCGCATTTGGAACGGGCAATCGGAAAGTTGGGAGTAAATATATATCGCACCCATACACAACGGGATTAAAGTTTTCTGCAATGCCATTCATAATGACCATAATTATCGCTTTCGCTAACGCGGTAATGGTGTTTGGCGAATATGGCGTGAATACTGCATCAATCTTAATATTTGTGATTAAGTTACTTATGTTTGCGTGGGGGTGTTATCAAGGAATACAAACAGGGAAACGCGTAGTCGATGAAGATAAATACCCGACAATACTTAATCTGATGTCGCTTGGAAAAGAGATAATTACCGAAATCGAAATCGCTAATAATATCGTGATCGACGAAGCCCCATTACCAAAACCATTAAACGAAGATGCGCCGAAACCAGAAATCACCGAATTATAAGCACCACATCGAATAAATTGACCTACTTGTTAGGTCTTTTTTATTATATAAATAGCAACCGAATAAAAAAAAGTTAAAAAAGTGTTTGCTATTCGTTTTTTATGTGGTAAGATAAAGGTGCGAAAGAAATCGCAAGGAGGAAAAAATTATGACAACGATTATTAAGATGTCGAGAAGAAAGGCGGTCATACAAGGACAAGAAATTAAAACCATTGTGAGATGGGGGAAAAACGGTCGAAAATATGTGTGGAAAAACCCCACTCAAGAAGTAGTCAATAAACTCATTAAAAGATATGGTTGCGACCAAATATGCGATGGCACATTGTGGCTTCAATCGTAAAAGAGGGTTAAAAAAGGTGAATTAAAACACCAAGAAAGGAAACATTATGAAAATCAAATTAGAGGTTAGCGAATTAGTGGCGTATTGTTTACAACGCATGATTGCTGATGAAATTGATAATCAATACACATGGTATCAAAATGAATTAGCCTTCCGTACAGGCAAAACAAGACAAACAATAATAAATGAAATGCACGAGTTAGCCGATGCCATTGAAAAACAAGGTATTCAAAAGCATATTAAGTGCTATTAAGTGCTATTAAGAAAGGAAAATAAAATGAAAACAGCTAAACTTTACAAAGGTGCATATTGCATCGCAGTCTATGAAGATGATGAGGACTTAACCGTAGTCCTGGACAACGCACCACAATTCGCCGATTACTTTGGCATTAAACGAAATATTGCAAGCGTGATTCTATCGCAATTATTCAAGGGAAAACAAAAGCGGATCATTTACAAAAACAAATGTCATGAAGTTTACTTTATCAAAGACGCGCCAGAAACTAATAATAAGGAAATTGCATAGTATAATAACTATGCATGAAAAGGAGAACACAAGAATATGGAAAAGTCGAAATTAAGTGGGTGGCTGAAACGCGCCCGAATGGCAAAGGGTTTATCGCAAATTGAGTTAGCGAAAGAATTGGGTTTAACCAACCAAACGCTCATGAACATCGAAACCGGTAAACACACGCCCAGCATCAAATCAATGAAGAAGATCGCTAATTACTTTAATATGACACTATCTGAACTCTATAAAATGCTATGGGATGATGAACAATGATCAACTTGATAATAGTGTGCTTTATGCTAATAAGCATTACCGCGTTTATAGGTTTGTTAATCGCGTTTGGTATGATAGTTGTCAATCAAACACTAAACAGCAAAATAGAAAGGGAAATTAAAAGTGGGAAATTACTATTGTAAATTGGTATTGCAAGATGTTAAAACTTGGGAAATAACCACGCAAGAGTTCGAAACGCACGAAGCATTAGATAACTTCACAAAGGAAAATTGTATTAGCCAAAAGTATAATATCGTTCATTGTATCATTGGCGAGAAATACGCGAACATCGTATAAAGGAGTGAATTATGAAAACCAAAAAAACGATTTATGAATATGACGGGCAAGAGTTTGTTGATTACGATGAGTTAGAAGAATATGTCGCTAATTTAACCGGTAGCGAATATAACAATGCCGACCCATATGATACACCAGCGTTTTATGAGGCGATGGAAGAAGTCGAGCGTAGAGAAGTCGATTGGCATAATGGCGGTTATCACGAAGAAGTCAATAGTGTCATTAAGCCGATACTCAATTCAATCGAAATCGAAGTCCATACCACACTCGATAAAAACAATTTGAATAAGTTAATCAAACATTTACAAATCGCAGTCAATCGCATACATAAGGATGGTTTTTATGGAAAATAACATTAAACTGCAAACATTAGAAATCAATAATTTTCGCAATATTGAACACCTTAAAATTAGCTTTGGAAGTGGTAGATGCGCGATTATGGGAAAAAACGCCATCGGCAAAACCAATGTGCTTGAAGCAATAAGTTGGTTAATGACAGGCAAATCACTATCGGGCAGTTCAGACGAGCAAGCCAATAAACCGCACAATAAACCAAACGCGTGTGTATCGGTCAAAGCATATTTTACTCGTGGCGATCACGATGGGTTGATTTATGAAAAGCAATATCAAGAAGTTTGGGAAGTGTCGCGCGGTAATGTTGAAACGCGCACATTAAAGGGTCATACGACAAAATACATCATTAATGGCGTTGACATACCATTAAAGAAAGATGCCGAGATATTGCTGAATGAATACTTTGGTTATAATGGCGACTATGCGATGATCATCAATCCACTATGGACTGAAATCAATGATTATAAAGTGGTGCGTGAAATTGTTATTAAATTAGCAGGCGACATTGACAACTTGGAATTGTTAGCGAATGAGCCGACACTACAAGCCCACCTACAACGCGAATTAGAGAAAGTTGGGAACAATATACCTTTATTAGTCAAAAACCTCGCAACGCGCCTAAAAACCGCTAAAAACGATATATCTAACACTAAACTCATTATGAACTACATAACGAGCGCGCAAATCATAGCGTCCGAGATTAAAGAAAGGTTGGTTAACGAGTTAGTCAATCAGCAAGACATATTTATAAAGACAGTTAGCGAATTGGAAATTAAGCAAGTTGCATTAGAGCAGTTCATTGCTCTGAAATATCAAAAGTTAAATGAAAACATCGCGCAAACATTCGGCAAAGTAAAGTTCAATCTAATCGAGAGCAATATCAAAGAGGGCAGCTTCAAAGAAGTGTGCTATCCATATATTATTGGTAAACAAACCAAATTTGAAAAGGGAAGCACGAGTGAAAAGGTTATTACAGGTATTGCCATCATTGAGGCATTGAAAAGAAAAGGCAATTTGCCAGACTTACCGATTATCTTTGACGAAGGCGAAGCGCTCGATAGCGAAAGCATCGCCACCAAGATTAAAACCAATGCCCAAGTTATCACCGCAAAGGTTAGCGATTTGTTCCACAAAATTGAGGTGGGAACATTGCGATAAAACTAATAATAGCGATTTAAGATGGTAAAATAATGATAAATAAGAAAGGGGAAAAATGAGCGACATTACATTGACGCCAAGACAATGGCGATTACATGATTTATTGAGCGATGGCAAACACGATCGTTATTACTCGAAAAAAGAGATATGCGAAATGTTGCCGGAACACTACACCTACAACACTAACCCACACAAACACGATAAGTGCATTGACATTTATAACGATAGCAAAGCATTACAAGACGCGTGGTCGTTAATTGGCAAAGTGCTGATTAGAAATTCACAAGGCGATATTAAGTTCGCCAAAGACGATGCCGAAGCCGAAGAATATGCCGAGCGATTATATCAAAGGGCAATGACGCCTCTAATCGAATACAGCATAATCAAACGCAAGATTAGACGCGATGGTCAAGGTCGATTAATTAGTGGGCGTGGCGATGTAATAGATGAAAAATCACTCGCCAATCAGTTCTGGGAAAGTTTCGCACCAAACAAGCCGATCAAAGAGTCGGAAAGCAAAACCCAACAATATGATTTATGGGGCAATCCCATCTTATAAGGAGAAAATATGGACAAGAGAGAAATTACTGCAACACAAGGCGGATTCCAAACCGCACTACAAAAGGCACAAAGCATTTATTTGCAAAGCGTAGCCCAATCATTAAATAGCAACAACATCAAGTTCGATGGCGAACAAAGGGCGTGCGTTTATTCAGCAATCAGCAAATTAAACGAAATTGCAACTGCTGATGGCTTGAAGATGAGCGACTTTGACCAGAGCAACATTACAAAGGTGTTAAGCCAAGTTGCACTATTAAGACTAAACACCAATGCGATACCGCGTGAATGTGGATTTCAAATCCGCAAAGTTTATCAAAATGGTGTTATCATCCGCAAAGAGTTTGAGTTCTTTGTCGAGGGCGTTGGCAATGATAAACTGCTCCGCAAATATGGCGAGGGCGTTAAGTCGCTTGACAATGCATGGAAAGTTAGAAAAGGCGATGGCTTTACATTCCCACAATTTAATGTTGATGGACAAGTTCCGCCAACATGGCAACCTAAATCATACTCGCAACCCATCGAGCGTGTTGTCTATCGCGTTATTAAAACCGACGGTCGTGATGAATGGTTAATCAGCGATCGTGAAGAAGTCGCAACTAATCTTAAAGCCCACATTCTCAATAATGCTCGCGCCGCCGATGAAGCAACCAAGCAAAGCATTATCGATAAAATCGAAGATATGACACTTGAGGAAATGCTAAAAGACAAATCGTTAAGAATTTATAAGGATAAATATGGCAAAGATAAAACGCTAATATCGCCATCGTGGGTAATGCCACAAAGCAGAGAAGCGATGATTGAGCGAAAGATGATGAACAATGCCACCAAGAAATATCCTAAAAACTTCTCTAATACATTCGTCCGCGAGGCATTTGAAAACACCTTTGAAGATTATGAACAATATCGCGAAAAACCCAGATTGACATCAGCCGAGCAAGTTATTGAAACGCTTAAAGAACAAGATGGCGATGACGAAATCACTATTGACACACCAAATGCCCCACAAACGCCCGTTAGCGAGCCAAACACCACTGATGCGTCTAAAAGCACCGAAGGTTTAACTTTCGATGAATGGAAAGCCCAAAAAATCAAAGATGGTGCAAAGGGCGAAAGAGAAGAAAAAGAGAAAGAAGATGAATTACCGTTCTAACGACAATTCGGTATCGTTCGTTTGCTTGGCGAGTTCGAGTTCGGGGAATGCTTATGTTATGGTGTTCCCCAACAATCGCCATATTTTAGTCGAGTGCGGACTATCGTACCACGACTTGTTGTCTAAAATGATAAGCAATAATATGCAAATAACTGACATAAAAAGTTGTTTGATAACGCACAACCATAATGACCATTCTTTATCTAAAAGCGAATTATTAGAGCGAAACATTGATGTGTGGGCAAATAGTGCGACATTGAGCGGAATTGACCACAGGAAAGCACACATTATCGAAAGTGGCAATGTTTATGAAATACTGCCAGACCTCTTTGTTAAACCATTCGATGTGCAGCACGATACATCGGCGCTTGGATTTATGATTCACGATAAGGTTAGCAAAAAAACGATAATGTTTATCAACGATACCAAGACATTCGATACAGCACAAATATGCAAAGTGCCAATTGACTATCTATTCATCGAGTGCAACCATATTCGCAAACAACTTGAAGCGATATTAAAAACAGTGATGGAACACGCGCAAGGTAATGAAGATGACCCGATCGCTCGTAGCAAAATATATAAGTTTACACGACAAGCCCATTACCATTTATCGCTGGCGGGAACAAAAAAGGTCGTCAGAGAATTAAACAAAACGCAACTAAAAGGCATATTCCTAATGCACCTATCCGATGATATTGCGAACGAATATGTGATGAAGATGGAAATTGAAAAAGTGTTCAAAATACCAACATATGTGTGTGGGAAGAAAGGCGGAATTAAATAGTATGAAAAGGAAATGTATAGCGGAAGAAATTATATTGAGCGATGCTTATGTGTTGCTCTCGTTTGAAGCGAGGGCATTATACATTGCCTTGCTATTCTTTGCTGATGATGATGGTGTCGTAAACAATGCAATTATTACCGCCAGATTGATTGGCACTAACGAAAACGCGCTCGCTGAATTGATTGCCAAGAAATTCATTATTCACTTTGGCGAAAGTGGTGTTTGTGTGATTAAACATTGGTGGATTCATAACCCGAAAAGAAGCGATAGATATAGGGCTTCAAAGTATAGCGAAATCATGAGTAAATTAACACTTGAAAAGGATAAAATATACCGATTAAAAAGCCGAAAAAATGACGCTTCGGCAACCACTTGGCAACCACTTGGCAACCAAATGACACCCCAATATGTAAATAAATGTAATGTAATGGAATGTAATATAAAGACTATTGATCATCCAAAAACTACCACATCGCTACCGCTCGTTGATGATACGGTCAATGAACTCCAAAATGATATGGTCAATGATACGAAAAACGATGTGCCAAAAAAAGCAGTGCAAAATCGCATTAGTTTATTCGATGATTTTTGGAATAATTATCCACGAAAAATTGGCAAACAAAAATGCGCTAATTGGTTTAGAACACACAAGGTTGATAAACCACTACTCGATAAAATGCTAAATGCTATTAACGAGCAAAAACAAAGTGAACAATGGCAACGCGATAATGGACAATACATACCACATCCATACACCTGGTTAAATCAAGGGCGCTGGGATGATGAAACCGAAATTGACTTAACCGCGAAACCAACAAAAGAACAAACCGAAAAACAAAATCAAGTCGAACAAGAGTTTATTAAAGTCATGTCAAAAGAAAAAGTGGCGTTGCTTGAAAGACGATTAAAGGATGCCGAACCGAATAGTGCGTTTGCGTATTCGTTGGAACTTCAAATTAAAGTTGCAAAAGGTAATATCACGCAAGAACAAGCCGACCAAATGCTCGACCGTTATATCCCGCCAAAAAAAGACATCGACATTGACATACCATTATCGAAAATTGACTTCTCGGCGATGAAAGGAATTAAAAAGATATGAGTAAAAAAACTAAACAATACTTAATGGAAGCAGTCGAGGCGTTTATCGCCGAATACAAAAAGGGCAACATTGATGCCAACGATCACATCGAGTTTACCGCCGAAGAATTACGATTGATATTTGAAGATGAAGAATCCATAAATAAAAAGGAGATGAATTAAAATGCGAGGAATTAAACAAAAGTGTCGGTTAGTCATCGTTGCGTTATTAAAGGGCGACAGCAATGTCATCACAACCACAACCGAGATCGGTGAACACGAGAGCATTACCAAAGCCGAAAAGGTGTTGAAGTGGCGTAAAGCGAGCTTGCAACCAGAAGAACAACGCATCATTTATTCCAAAATCACACCGATAAACTAATAATAGAAAAAGATTGTGATATATTACTTATGAGGTCGATTGGCGGAACATATCCACACATAGCAAAACACTCCTCCACGCTGACCGACCTCCCTTAATTGCGTAAAATAGTGCCATTCGCCACAAAGACAAAGCAAGGTTAAGCGAAACGCACTAAATTGATAAATTATACCAAAAAAATAACTTCGCTTGAAATTAGGGCGTTTATGAAAGAAACACAATGAAAACATTTACTTACCTTGAATTATTAGATGAAATCGAGAGAGTGAATATCGCTATTGCTACATCGAAAAGCAATCACTTGAAAAACGATTATAAAAAATACTTGCGAAAACTATACAAAGAAATGCACAACTACGAAAGATTTAGAGGTTGGAAAACGCAATGAATGTATTTGAAGCAATATTGAGGGAGATGATTAGATGAATAGAATAGTATTTTTTAGCGGGGGCAAATCATCATTTGCGGTTGCCCATATTCTTATAACCAAATATCCAAATGATAATATTATTTTGTATTTTACTGATACTTGTTTTGAAGATGCCGACTTATACCGCTTTATTATTGAAGTTAGTAATAAATTAAAATTGCCATTGCTTATTCATTCGCTTGGTTTAACACCGCTTGATTTAATGAAAAAAGAAAACTTTGTTTATAATTCCCGAATTGCCAACTGTTCAAAAATCTTAAAATCGAAAGTAGCAAAGAAGTTTTTAGATAAAGGCATCAAGCCAAAAATCGAAAAGTGGCATAATAAGCAATATCTAAAAGACGATGCCTTTACCAATAGTCCAATTCTTTACTTCGGAATTGACTTTACCGAATCGCACCGCAGAATGGCAATACAAAATAATTGGCAACCTTATAAAGTCGAGTTCCCTCTAATTGACGAACTGATTGATTATGATCTACTATTCAATTTATATGATATTAAAAAGCCATCGCTTTATCAAAAAGGATTTACGCACAATAATTGTGGCGGGCGTTGCGTTAAAGGTGGTCAAGGTCATTGGCTTAACTTACTCATTCAAGATTATGGGCGATTCGAACAAATGCGTGATTTTGAGATTTATCTATCGGACAAAATCAATAAGAAAAACAACACTAATGTAAAACACTCATTTATGAAGCGAAAAAGCGAGCCATATATGCTTTATCAGTTCGAGAAAGATTATAAAAATAAGCCCCAGCAAATTGATTTATTTGATATTGGCGGTTGCGGTTGTTTTATAGATTAAGGGGGATGATTAGATGAAACGCTTTGTATCGTGGCTATGGAAATACTTAAAGCCATTTACTAATTGGCGATTCTTAATATCGTTTGGTCTTGCTTGGATAATAACTAATGGTATGTGGTATGTGTTTGCATTTATACCGATGAGATTGCCCGATTGGTTAGTGTGGTTTAGTCGCAGTTATATTGCCTTTCTATACATACCGACAACGCCCGAAAAGTTAATCACGATCCCGATGGCTATCTTCTTCCAAACACAACTATTCAAGGGCGATGAAAAGACCAAAGCACAATTAAACGATATGTATGCCCAAGCCAAAAGCGATTGGCAAAAAGTAAAACGAAAGTTTCGAGAGTTTATTAGAAAAATCAAAATTAAAATTGCTATCATCAAGCAAAGAAAAATGATGAAGAAAGAGGTAGAAAAATGAACTTGCGTGATAAGTTTCTTCGATGGCGGATTTGGCGAGTAATCAAAAAAAACTCGAAAAAAGCCAAGATTTATTCAGTGGGGCATATCACTGATGACAATGGCGAAAAAACCGAAATCAAAGCAATAAATATGACTAACTTAATACCACAAAAACTATATGCCAATAACCTATCGAACAGCGACCTAAAAGAAATACTCGATGATTTAATTATCAAGAAAGGAGGCAAAAAATGAAACTACTTAAAAGGTTAATGCTATTAGCATCAGTGCTATTTTTAGCAAGTTGCAGCAAACCACTCGGGCGATTAACCTATATTGAGTATTTAGCACCAACCGATGTGTTATTTATCGCATTTGAAGAAGAAACTCCTTTAAGTGATGGCGAAATACTCGAAATTGAAGAAATACATTATGTTGAATGGGACGATACATTCTTTCATTTCGCCGGCATCAATAGTGCTGAAATCAATGTTTGGTTAACGATGGACGATATAGTTTTTTGGGGCATTGATAGATAAAATCAATTAGCGTTCGGTGTCTTCGTAATGCTTATGAGAAACCGACAAAACCGACAAAAGCAGTAATGCGACGCTCGGCTAAAAGAAAGCGAGAACAAGTAAATGATTAACTTCGATGCCCTACACATAGCAAATAAAACCAAGTTATACATTATTAAAGAAGCACCAAACATTAAGTTATGGAAAGTTGTGCCATACGATGAATCGCCATACTACGCCATCATCAAAATCATCAATGCAGATAATAGTATAACCATCATCAAAGACAAATTAAGAATGGCAATTAGAACATTCAATAAAATGAAAAGGAGCAAAGTATGAAATACATTAGAACAAAATATGGTTTGGGCGAGTGGTTGACTATTGATAAGTGTTGGCATTATAGTTCAAGTATCACAATTGACGACAACCCAAGAAAACAACTTAAACCAATCAAGCAAGCCGACATTATTGAGGAATTGTGCGATGAGTTGATATGGATTTGGAATAAAAAGGAATACCCATATAGCACAGCGAGACAATATGTTCGCTATTCATTTGGCGATTTGAAGAGAGAAATGAGAGACCAATTAAATTATGGTAAAAATATCAATCTCGATTATATAATCTTCGGTGCGATTTGGACTGATAAAGGTCTTATCTATGTAGCAAAAATGAATGGAAAAGGAGAGTTAGAACTGATATGAAAGTGAGGACAAATAAATGAAACTGAAAAAGAACAAAGTTGATATTCTTGGCACGCAATACACGATTATCAAAGATAGTGTTGCGAATGACCCAAAACTGATTAACGCAAATGCCTATACCGAATTGCACACCCACAAGATTGTTTACGAGGAATCGTATCCAACATTAGAAACACTCGAAAAACTTGACGAGCGAAACAAAAAGTATATCCGCCACGAGGTCATCCACGCGTTTTTTCAAGAAAGCGGATTACGCAAATATAACGATGATGAAGTCCTTGTTGAATGGCTCGCCCTACAATTTGGTAAGATTGAAAAAGTTTTTAATGAATTAGGAATTAAGGAGGACAAGTAAATGAAACTAACCGATAAATTGATATATGCTTTATGCGGTATTCTTGTCGCTATCCTTGTAATTTCGATTGCGTTATCACTTTGTATAGCATTTAGCATATGAATAAATTAGAAATATCATTATTCAATATTCGCTACATTGCTGAAAAGTTGGGCGATAATCCAAGCAAAGCCGATTTGATTCGATACCAAAAGGAACTCTATAAAGAGTGCCGAAAATTAGAAGTGATAATTAAAAAGGAGTAATTATGATACGCAAAGACATCTATGGCGATTGGTGGTTTAACGATGATGATGGTGAACACGAAGCCATTAACCTAACCGAATTGTTTGGCAAAGGCAAAGAGCCAAAAACCGACGACGAAGTTATTAAAATTATTAAAGAAAAGCAAAAGTTTTTCAAAGCATAGGAAAGGAAGTATCGCGATTAAAGCGATCACAACTATAAAGCCATATTTAACGCCCATGTTTGCCATCTTCCAACAAACATGACAAATAAACAATATCGCTTCCTCACGAGGCGTTAGATAATGAGAAAGGAACATTAATGTATAGCGAAGAAGAAAAGAAAAATGCAATTTTGGTAATCAATTATCAGAT